CGTCTCTGCCTGCATATTGCTCAGGGTGTTGTAGCGCTCCTGCACCTGCACCAGCGAATCGCCCACGCTCGGCCGGTTCTGGCCGTCGCCTGGCAGCGCGTGCAGCACGCGCCAGTGATCGTCCATGCTTTCGTTGCGCGCTTCGCAGTACACATCGCCCGCAAAGCCCACGTAGCAGCCATCCGGGAAGAGCGCCAACAGTTCGTTCCGCACCTCTTCATTCTCGATCCCGTAAAACGCCCACGGCCGCAGCCACGTGCGGTCGAACGTAATCAGGTTCATCAGCGTGTCACCAGGATGAATCGACGGCAACCCTTGCTCCACGCTTAGCCGCGACACGCGCGCGTACACATCCTCCGGGCCCTGCGATGGCGCCGCCTCGATTTTTCCCGCCGCCAGCGGATACGCCGCCTTCAATTTTGCGCGGTGCACTTCCGCCTGCCATTGCAGGTACGGATACTCGTGCATCTCATTCGCCCACACGGGCGTATTCAGTTCCAGCCCGCCGGCAATCGAAATCACTTCCTGGCCGTTCGCCACGCGCCGCGTCTCCACCACCCGCGGCACCGTCACCCGCTCGGCCCTCCGCAAATCCTTCTCGCCCAACTCCGCCCCGCACCCCGGACATGTGTAGCTCACCCCTTCAGGGGTGAGGGCTTCCTCGGCACCACCATCCAACACTCCGTCATCCTCGCCTTGTCCGAAATTGTCATCCCGCGCGGAGGTCTGCGCCTTCTGCACACCGGAGTCGAGGGATTCCTCTTCTGCTGCCTCCTGATCGCTGGTCGCTGATCGCTGATATCCGTCCGGTACTCCCTGATTTCCCCCGACCGGAGTCTCCCTTCCGCAGGAGGGACAAACCCACATGTCAACGCCCAGCGGTATCTCCACCGCCGCCAGGATCTCTTCCTCGCGAAAACCGAACCGCTGCCCGTCCTTCACGTACCGCACATACGCGCCCAGCTTCCCATCCGTCCACAGAAAATACCCGATGGACGTCAGCAGGTGCTCCACATGGTTATTTCGCTCGACCAGCTCCGACACGTCGCTCGCCGCGCGCGCCGCGGCAATGTCCATCAGCGATTGCGCCGATTGCGGGTAGAAGCGCACGCTCGGCACATCCTGCGAAAGCACCGCCACAAACGACAGCCCAAACCCCTGATAAAAGTTGGTCACAAACTGATACCGCGGCATCTCTTCCAGCGCGCGGTCGTCGTTGAACTTCTGCTCAAACGGCAAGTGCCAGTTCATGTCATTGGGGTTCCACCAGGCATACTGCAGCCCCTGCCAGAACAGCCGCGCCTGTCGAATCCGTCGAATTTCGTGCCGCCGCGCCGTTATGCCCTCTTGCCGGTACTGCCGCACCAGCTCCCGCAGCGCGTTCACCAGTTCCGGCCGCTCTTCCTCCAACCCCTCAAAATTCGGCCCCAGTGCCACTGCCTGGTTCGCCTGCCCGTCATTCCGAGCGGAGCCTTCGTACCGAGGAATCTCTCCGAACCTTCCCGCTGCGCCTCCCGCTCCCGCATTTCCGTCCGCCGGCGCCGTCATCCCCGGTTCCCAATCTCTAGTCGCGTTTTCCATACGATCTCTCATCATCTCTTCTCTGCGCTCTCTGTGCCTTCTGCGCCCCTGTGGCACAGACACTCCTGTCTGTGCTCTTGGGTTTCTCTTCCCTGCGAACCTCTGCGTTCTCCGCGTCTCTGCGTTAGATTTTCCTTCTTCTCTCCTGATCCAACCGCTCTTAGGTTCCTCAATCTCCGCCAAGTCACCCCTTCATTGCTTCCAATTCATTCTTTCGCTGCACCTGCTGCCACGACCTCTTCCGCAATCTTGGCAGCTCCACAGGCTTTACCGGCTCCGCAAACTCCACAGGCGGGAATCCAGCCGTCCCCAGCAGCGAATTCAGCAGCGCGCGATTCTCCCCCCGCAGCCGCGCCGTTTCCTCTTCCAGCAGCGCGACATACCGCGTCTTAAAGAATCTTTTCACTAGCTCCAACATCGCCTCACCCTTCGCGTCTCAAGTTCGCTCCGCCCTACCAATTCCACCGCCGGCGCGGCAAGCGTTGGGGGCCGAACTGCTTGCGCGCCTCCGCCTCCAACCTCTGGAACTGTATCGCGCGCGAAGTGGCGTCCTCCGCCGTGACCAGGCGCGCGATCTGTTCGCCCAGCGGCATCCCGGGCATGAATCGCATCTGAGAATAAAGGGGCGGAGCCTGCCCCGCCCCGGGCGCACTTCGGTGTGCCCCAACACCGGCGTATCTTGCGCCGGGAACTATGCCATAGCGCGCCGCGTCGGCTGGATCGTCGCCTTCCACCTTGCGCACATCCTCGACCCGCCGGTTATCCCGCACGAGTTGCGGCAAACACTCGATCAACTTCGCGCAATTCTCCGTGATTACCCAGGCGTCCTGCTCCAGCAACTGGTACATCAACTGCCATCCGCCAATCCGGTCGTCATCAGCCGGCGAGGGCCGCGGCATTCCATTCGCCGCCAGCACCTCTCCCAGTTGCTCCGCGATCGAAGCCTCGCTCGTGCGGTGCGCAAACGCATCCGGTGAAAGGTAAATCTCCTGGATCTTCTCGCCCTTGCAGCGCTCCGCAATCGCCTGCCCCAGCATCCGCGGCGACAATCCGTTCTGCACGAACTCCCGGTACGTTATGATCCTCGCCGCAGTGTCGCCCCCTGCATTGCTGCCTGGCGCTGGATTCCTGGTCGCTGATCGCTGATTACTGATCGCTGCCAACGGCTCCGCCGCGTGCCAATACACCGCGCTGGGATGCTGGAATCCCCAGTCAATCGAAATCCATCGCGGCCACCAGGCCTGCATGCCGATCTCTTCCGGCCGTGCCGTGTGCCGCCCAATCTCAAACAGGTCGAAATACTGTCCCGCGAAAACGTCCCAGTCCCCGTTCAGGAAAGCTTTCCGCAGTTGTTCCGGGAGCGCTTCCAACGTCTTCCGGTAATTCAGGTCATTCGCGTAAATCGGATTGTCGGCAATGCGCGCGCGTATGAAGTCGTAATCCCCCGGATCGTACTGTTCCGGCCGCTCATATCCCGGCGGCGGGGCTTTGTCCACCCACAGCGCTTTGACCCAGGCATGCCCAATGTTCCCGGGATTCGTTGCCCCCGCCATGCACGGAAAAGTTCCGGGGATCGGGCAGCGATTTCGCGAAGTCAGGAATTGCCATTGCTTCAACGTGAAATGCGTCAGCTCGTCGATCCCGATGAACAAAAACTCCGCGCCCTGATACTGATAAACGTCATTCTCATTGCGGCAGTAGCCGAACCGTATCGTCGAACCGTTCGTCAGGGTCACTAGGTGTTTTGCTTCGTTGTAGTTTTGGTACAGGTCGCGCGGCACATCGCGCCGAAACTGTGCCAGCAGAGAACCCTCCAGCTCTGGATACGTCCTCCGCATCAGCAGCGTGTCGCTTCTGCCGTTGAGCAGCGCTTGAAAAATCGCCTCCGAGAGAAGCGCTCTGGTCTTGCCCGGGCCTGCGGCACCGCCGAACAGGCGATATTTCTTTCTTGAATTGTGAAACTCTCTCTGCCGATCAAATGGGTCGTACGATGCGCTGAGTAAGGTCCGCTCGATCATCTTCTTCGCCGAGTTTTGGAGTGCGGCGGTTTGCCGCCGCTTTTACGACGTCAAGTCCTGCCGCCGACCCCAGCCGGCGCATCCCACTGTCTCAAACTCCCCGCAGTTTCTTCCCCACAAAAAACGCCGAGATCCCGCCGATCAAAGCCGCCGCGGCGCCCCAATGATGCAGGCTCAGTACCACGCCAAGCACCACCGCCCCCACCCCGGCGATCTGCGTTACTTCCCCAATGAAGATGACTTTCGCGTTTGTCATTTGCTGCTCCTTGGTTCAGGATTCTTGTTCCCGTTCTCTTGCCCGTTCCGCAACGGCTGACGGAATATCAATCACATACTGCTTCGCTGGGTTTTCACTCCCCCGGACATTCTTCCCGTACCTCATCTCCAGCAGCCGCTCCAATAAACTCTTCGACGACCTCTCCTCCGTTCCCCGCAACAACAATTCCGTTAGCCGGATCAGGTCGATGTTGACGTTCACCGCATCTACAAACCCCACTCCGTCTTCCGGGAGTGGTACTCCTCCGTCCAGTTGGGCCCTCTCATCCCACAAACTTTCCACTGGACCGTCTCCGCCGCCGTTCCCCTTCTTCGTGCTGCTCTTTTCCTTTTTGTCGGGAGTGCGCCTGCGCTTTTCCACCTTCGTCTTAGCCGAATCAGCGCCCGTCTTGTGGTCCGCAGCGTGTGCGGCGGAGGTGTGCGCACTCCCGCCAGCGGTCAATCCACGTCCGGCGTCAGACCCCGCCAGCTCTCTCAACGAGTTGCAACTCGCCCGGTGATTCTGCCGGCGCACTCCCCGGCGCGCCCGGGATCCCCCTATGACGCGCATTTCTCCGGAGAATGTATCCATCCCCCGGAAAGCCCTTATCGTGATCGTTTGTGGTTGCGCCATCACTTCCTCCGCCTCGCCCGCCTCAACGGACATGGCGCCTTCTACTCACACAAATGCTCTATCTCCTCCATCGGTCCCGAATGCACCAGCGCCCCCATTATCGCGCCTAGGATTGCGTCGTCATGCCGCCGGGTGCCCCAGGCACGGAGTGTGTGCCTGGGTCCTGGGTTCCTCTTCACTCTGCGAATCTCCACGTCCTCTGTGCTTCCGCGTTATCTTTTTTTCTTTTCGCGGCCACTTCTCCGCCTCTATTTCCACCACCTCGTCTACCGCCTTCTCGTATACGATCGCCCCCAGCATCGCTCCAAAGATCGCCTCACCATGCCGCCGGCAAAAGCCCGATTCCGCCTCCGCCTTTCGCACACACGGAATCCAAGCTGTTCGTGACCCCGCGATCGGATAAAATGCCTTACACTTTTTCATCGGATTTGACGGCGACTCACGCCCTTTTCCCTAACGGAACGCCGGCATCGTGAAGCCCAATCTCGCCGCTCTTCCCCTTGGCGTTACCCCACCAGTTCCTCCGCCAGCCGGTGCGTTCACAAACTCGTCCATCACCACCAACATCCCCAATCCCCGCGCACCAAAATCATGATCCCACTCAAAATCGTCCCAGCCCAGATTCGGCACGGGCGGCGGTGTGAACGGCAGGCGCTCGGGCTGCTCGTCTTCCGCGGGAAACGCCGCAAACCACGCGAACGCTCTCTGCCAATCGGTCTCGTCCCACGCCCGTCCAGGGACCATGGGCGTCAGCCCGGTTTCCGCCTCGCTTGTCGCTTGCGAAAACCACGTCCCCGCAAATCGTTGCCACTCCACTTCATCAAACGCCGTGGGTGGCCGCCCCAGCAGGATCCACCGCGCGTCGAACTCCGCGTTGGCTTGCAATCCCGCGCGAAATTCAGTCGCCTTGTACCCGCCCAACTCGTCATAGAAGAATTCCGCTTCCGCCGGCAGCGGTGGAAGCAGAATTCTCCGCTCCTCGATATCCAGCAAGCTCACCGGCGTTTGCCGGTTTGCGGGCGCAGGCAGCAGCGTAACTTCGTTGTACAGCCCCGCAACCCATGTTGTCGTCGCCACGCGCTACTCGCTGAAAATGATCTTGAAGTTCACCGGGACGGATGTCCCGGTCGACTGGCTATCCAGCACCAGCAACCCGTTGACGGCATTGTTCGCCCCGGAAATGCCGATGGCCTCGTCCACGGTGAACGCCGCCCACAATCCCGTTCCACGCTGATTGAACGCCAACTGGATCGCCGGCACCGCATTCAGCGCCGCGGTGCCCAGCGAGGGTAGCGTGGACACCAGCGAGGCTGCTGCCGGTGCATCGGGCACCAAAGGCGCCGCTGTCACCGCCGTTCCCGAGGCATATGTGCCCAGTGAAGTCAGACGGTGCAAGCGCAGGCGAATGGCATTGTCGGCGGGCGTTGCGTACGAACCTGCCTGCAGCTTCTGCACATACGCCCGCAATCCCGCGTTGGCGCTGGCCGTCTTCAAATCCGCCAGCAGCGTATCCGTGTTCGCTGTGGCGTTGGTATTCTGTTGCGAGGAAACCGCGTAATAAAATGGCACGTCAACTCTCCTTTGTTCGCTTCAATTCCAATTCCGGCAACGGCATGCGTCCATATCGCTCATCGCATGCGTCGCACACCACAAGCACTTCCTCCGGCGCCACGTGCGCGTAGCTTTCCATGCTCACCCAGCCATACGGCCGCCCGCAGATTGTGCAATAGGCCCGCTCCAGCGCCAACGTCGGGTGCGTCACCCTCCCCGCATATCCCTTCAACCTCGAATCCATTGCACTCCAAAGCCTTTCTCCCGGCTTTCTCTGCTCCGCGTCCTCTGCGCTCTCTGCGAACTCTGCGGCAGCCTTTTTCTTGTCTTAGTCTCCTGGTCGCTGGTCGCGGGTCGCTTCCTGATCTCTGATAACTGATCTCTGATAACTGATCTCTGATACCCGTACCACAGCCCGCTCACTTCCTCCGGAAATACGCCCAGGCCAACGCAAAATCCAGCTCACTCCTCTTCGGCGCCGCGCCTTTCCAACGCGCAAAAAACCGCTCCCGCGCTTCTTCCATCCGCCGGTCCCCATCCGGAATCTGCCCGCACCGTGGACAAAACGTCACGCAATCCTGCGCCGTCGCCGCATGCTGTAATACGTCATGCCGCAGGACTTCCTCTACCGCACGCGCCGCTTTCTCCCACACGTGCGTCTGCCGCATGCGCCAGAATCGCCAACAGAATCGCATCCATTCCCGCACGTCACACTCCCTGAGCGTCAATCTCGCTGATGAACAGCACGCCCGTCCCGCTGCTGACAATGGCGGCCAGCGTCGTGTTGGTGTCATCCGTGTAATGCAGATAATCCAGCTTGGCTGCCGCCGGGTGACTGTTCAACGTCGCCGTCACACCCGTGGGTCCGAACTGGAAGAACATATCCACGCTCCCCCACAAACGGTAGTGCCGGCTCGGATTGAGCTGCAGCGACGCGCTCGTCACTCCCACGCTGAGCACCATCGGCGAGTTCAGATAGCGTCCAATCTGTACACTCCGACCTTGTGAGTCGCCCCTCATCACTTACACCAGAATCTTCGCCGTCAACCCGCTTCCGCCCGTCGATGAGTACAACTTGATCCTGAGAAACTTGGCTTGTACCCCCGTCACCTGGCGCGCTTCGCCTGCGACTTGTGTCGAAGCATCCATGTCCTGGTATTCCGCGTCCACATCCGCCATCGCCCCTTGCAGCTTGATGCTAATCGCCGACGGCGCGCCGCCAAAAATCGTCTGCCAGCGCACCGTAAAGCCCGTCTCCGGCGCGTACCCGCCCGGCGTGCTCAACGCAAACTGTGTCCCCGAGGTATTCGCCCCGGGAAACGCCTCATTGTTCCAGCTGTATCCCACGTCGCCTGGATACAGCGCGTTCGGCGGCGTCGCATTCTGATAGGTCGGCATATTCTCTCCTCAGGCACACCTCTCCGCGTGCCACAAACTGTTCTCAATTGCTGTCGATTGGTCCCGCTAGGGGGAGCTTGCGGACGGCTTTTAGGCTGCTTCCACTGCCGCGC